AGGCTTGATGCTTACAAAAACCTTTCCATATGCTGGTGGGTTCAGATCCTCACCACCAAATGCAGATACAGATTCAGTTTCTGCATAGATGGTTGGAATGATTGCTTCATAATCTGCTGCAGTCACTGCTCTATTTTGAGAAGCATAGATCTGTGTAGAATACTTCTTGATAGAGTTTACTGATTCAATTGATTTTCCACCATAAGAAGTTTGATTTGTAGTAATCAATGAAATGCCATTAGTTACCACTGTTCCATTATTATCTACAATTCTACCAGCAAATGAGAAGTTATTGAGATTATTTCCTTCTGCACCATTAGAAATAATATAACCTACTGTGACATAGTTTGGATCTTCCAGTGCTTGTCCAAATACGCCATCACCAAACAAGAGTTCATATCTCTCATCAGAAATTTCTTGAATAAAATAAACTGGAGATGTGGAAGTAACCTCAAATAAACTATCTGCCAACCTATACTTACGTGACACTGATGATGATTGAGATTCTCTTACAACAACAGTCAAGAGTGATGTATCAATTCCCGCATTATTCAGAATGAACTTCTGATTTGGATTTCTTGAGGTATAAGTAAATGCTTGTTGAATGTAAGTACCTTCATACACCTCTATATTGTTAAATAGAGCCAGTCCAGTGCTATCTACTGGAACAGTAATATCAGAGGGTATAGAGAAGGTATAGCTGGTATTTCCAAAGGTATTTGCAGTGGTCAATACCAAACCAGCTCTGAGAGTTAAAGTGACTGCATTGGTGCTGGAAGCATCAACAAGAAAAGAAATGTTTGCTCTTGCTGCTTTTCTTGATCTTGGAACATAACCAATATTTCTTGCCAGAGAAACAATATTCTCTCTCAAAGTGGCGCTATCAATGAACACCTCATTGGTGACCATGTTAGCATTATAAGAATTAATATATGTGTTATATGCTAACGCATCAATAATAGTGGAAAGGTTGGACCCTTCATAATCATAGTCAGTAAAATTAGAGTTCGCCTTTAGGTAATCCCTAATGGAAACTTTAATCTGATCAAAGTCTAAGTTACTAAAATTTACTAGAGGCATTTACCTAGTGGGCTGCAATGCGAATGTTAATTCTTGTGGTGGTATGTCTGCACCAACAATATAATACTGAACTGTAACGTTCAATTCATTTCCATCAAAGTCTGGATCAACAAATACATCAATCAAATCAACTCTTGGTTCATGGTTTTCAATTGTTTGTACAATCTCATCACGAACTACAGAGGCAGTAATACTATCCATATTTTCAAAAAGGAGAGCATTCACACCACACCCAAGATTAGGTGCAAAGGGACGCTCTCCTTTCTCAGTTAGTACCAAATTACGAAGTGACCTGGCAATAGCAGTCTCATTCTTCAGAGCAATTAAGTCCTCATTGAGAGGATTGATCTGAAAAGAACCACTAATGTCTTTGAATCCTTTACTGATTCTTTCAACAGGCACTATTTAACACACAAGAATACTGCCATTATTTAGACACTAAAACTCAGATAATGGAATAGGTTCAGTCCCATACTCCCAGTCATCATAATCATCATCATTACGAATCTTTTCATGCAATTCCTTTTGAATGGCAAAGTCATGCTTCTTAGGTGTTAGATCATCATTAGCAATCTCACGAAGCATTCTCTGAGGATTTCTATGGTAGTCAGTAATTAATCCATCAGTGCCCCATTGCTCATACATGTATTCTACATCCCTATCTGGATTGGGATTGTTTGCCATCTGTTTTCTCCTGATCAGGTTGAACAGAACTTTTTAAGGGGTTGCTATCCCTTTCTTTTGCTGTCTTCCAGAAGTATTCTTCTTCATCACCCATACCAAGTTTATCATATCCACACTCTACCTGATAGTACTGTGTAGAAACCTTGAAGTCAGGCATCTTTGGTTCCTTAGGTGTCAAACTATTATCATAGATTCTAAGTCTATTATTAGGATACAAACAATACTGTCCATTGACCAGTTCAATTAAATTATGTGACTTGTGTTCTGCAGGGTTCTCACTGGTTGCCCAATCAACATAATCAGGGTCATGATGGTAATTATCAATGGTACAAACATAAGTTCCCATCATAGTACCATGATCTCTGGTATAACATTCAAAGTCCATACTACCAATGAACTTCTTATCAATACTAACTACCCCATAATCCATACAGTTCCAAAACTGTAGGTTAGGTAAACTCATATCAGGATCAGGTAGTTCTGGTCTACTTAGAAATGCACTAATAGGTAACTTATCATACATTGCACCATACTCTGGTAGATAAGTCTCAAAGTAAAACGCACGCCCTGGAATACTCTTAGCAGATACCCATACACCCTTTACAAACTCCCCATGACCACTCTGATGGTCAGTAAGGTACTCTTTCCTTACCCATACCTCAACAGATGGTAAGTTAGTAATTAAACAAGACATAAAGGAGTAAAAGGGATCCTTATCATATCTATAAACAAAAAAAGAGGGTCCTAAGACCCCCTCTCTATATCAACCTTTTCCTTGACCGCGATAACGCTTGCGCTTTGCATTACGACTACTTGCTGCATACTTAGTATGTTGACCACACCCTTGACGAGTTTTCTTGGGTTTGGACTCAATCTGTTTTGCACCAGTCAGTGAAGGACGCTTTGCCATAATTAATCTCCCTTAAATCAAATAACCCGAGTTTTTTCGTGCCCAACGCGTATGCGGGGGTCGCACCAGATCTCAAAGCCTGCCTCAATAGCATCAAGACAGAAACTGACATCCTCACCACACATGTCCTGTACTGCACCAGATTCAAAGACTTGCATCTTAGGTGCAAACCATGGATACTTCATCTCAGAGTGCTCAAACACTCCATTCTTGATCAGTACCCAACCAAAACCTGTGTAATCCACAGTGAAAGGACTCTTACGCTTTTGAATGCCATCAACCATCTCATGGTTCATTACACCACCATTGTTCCTGAAGTCATCCTCTTCCAACCAGTGTGCAACTGAGGTGGTTCTCCCGTCTTCTGTGGAATACCAACCAGCAGAGATAGGATGTTCCTTCTCAGGGTCTACACTACCATCTTCATTGACTGCTTCTGCAGGTAGTGCAAGATCACATAGTTGCCAGAACTTTTCACTATTAAACATAATATCACTATCAATCCATAACTGATAGTCATACTGTAACTTACCATCCCAAGGAATCTGATCAGGTCCCCTTAGAACATTTGCACCAAGACACTTACAACGTGCAAAGTTTACCATAGATGAATAATCCTGAGAAATCTGAATACTCATCTGATTTTGTACAAGATCAAAACACAATTGTACAAAGTTCTTCATAAAGGCATATGAACAACCACGCCCAGGAAGACAAAAGACAATTGCCTTGCCTCGCATCCTTTCTTTGATTGCATCATAATCCCATTCTTTCTCTTGCTTAGTATTGGGTTTAGATGCTTTGACTGTAAATCCTTTAGCCATGAATTAGAATCACTCCATTCAATGAATATTATATGTCAGTATTTAGTGGGTGTCAATAAGATCCCTCTTTGAGTTCCTTTGAAGGTTGCTCTACTTCCTCATAAGACAAATCATCAGTAGTATAATCTGTCTTCATTACTCCTACAAGATTATTGAGTAACTCCCAGTTGTTTCTAAACTGATCTTCACTCAATGAATGCAATACACAACGATCCTTCAAGTATATGTGAAAAACCTTTGAAGGGGGTAAATTTTTCTGGGGAATTTTTTTCATATACCTTGAATCAACTTCCATTTTTATATAGAATTACCATTAACATTGTTCCAAAGAACAGCACAATGGGGACCCTTAATAGTCCAGGAAATCTTATCATCCACCCAACTAAAAGTACCCTCCAGAAATTCCAATAAGGGGTTTCAGAGTGTCTCATAGTATCTGGAAATTTTTTTATAAAGAGGTTTAGAAAGAGCTCCTGGATGTATCCTTTTGTAGGTTAGGGTAGTTTGCTTTTTTCGAAACCCCCCCCCTTCCTT